CACCTTTGTCTTTGTTGTATTGGGCTACGTTAGCAATAAATTGTTTTGATTCTTCATCAATACCAGTCGTTTTAAATTCACCCCTAATCTTATTTAACTTTTGTTGACCCTCAGACATTTTGATTAAGTCTTCATACGCAATTCCCGTAGCGTTTGAAATTTCTCTTAAATCACGTTTGGCATTTGGAAAAACTTTAAACTCTTTTGTCTTTTCATCAAAGTATGTAAACTTTTCAGTCATTTTTACAACCTGATTCTGTAATTCGGCAGTATCTTCAGAGGCCAAATACATTAATCTAAATGGGTCTGCCAAATCACCAGCAGCTACACCTAATTTTTGGAATGTAGATACCATTTCTACAGCACCTTCGGGGTTAAACACCCTTTCAGCAAATCCAAAAATTTCATTCATATTGATACGCAGTCCCGCAGCTTGTGCAGACATTTTAGCCAATCCAGCAACACCATTTTCAAAACCATATTTATTAATGTTACTTAAATTGTTACTAACAAGTGAAAATACCGCACTTGTGTTAACACCAACTTTTCTTGCAATGTCAACTGATTGTTGAATGTTGTCTCTAATATTTCCAGTTTGAATTCCCGCATCTTGGAATCCTTTTACCATGTCACCAATTTCAGAAGAACCAATACCTACAGCAGTACCCGCAGCATATAATTCACCAACAGTTTCCCCAAGAGTAATAACGTTAGTCTTTAAACTCTCAGCGATACCCTGTTGTATATTTGTTACATCAGTTAATGAACCTCCTAACCCTGTAACTCTTGGTGTTGCAACCGCTAACTCAGTACTTAGACCCCTAATGGCCATTTGTGTTTGACCAAAAGTACCCGCAAGTGTTGCATTAAAATTTGAAAACTCTAATTCTAATACTTTTGTTCTCGATAACCAACTTTCATAACCCTGATTTATTGTTTCGGTTAAATTGTTGATTGCCGCCTGCGCCATTGTGACGGTATTTCCTGTAGCTGCCTGCATATTCTAATAAATAGAATAACTTTTATTTTTGATACGATTCTATCAATTTGTCTAAAAGATACCTACGAGCGTATGTCGGCATTTTTTGAAAATCAGTCCAAGATATATGTAAATCTCGGCTCATAATAAAAAACTCGTCTAGTTGGTATTTTCTATAATCAGAAGAAAACCCGAAAAAACTCAACCCCAAAGGCGATTTCAACATCTACCTTGTTTCCTGACGGGGCTATAACTGTTTTGGTTAGGTCTAATTTTGGTTCATTTTCATCAATAAATTTTCTAATGAATTTTGAATCCATAATTGGTAATCCTTCAATAAATTTGATAATTGTTGATAGTGTTGTATCACCATTAACAGACAAAATTTGTTTTTGAAGTTTCATTGTGACTCTTGGAGCAACTCTTCCTGCAGGATACGCATCCGCCGCTTTGTTGATTTCTTGAATCTCTTTATACAATAAAGGTTTTAATTTGACAGTTGCTTGTGATTTTGGAAGTACAACATTAAAAGTACCATCTTCATTTGGTTCAATTGAAGGTTTTCTAAAATCCAATTCATCCAACAATACTTCAGTTGCAAATCTTTTTCCTGTCTCGGGGTCATTAACACTGATTTTATATTCAGGACCAAACGATGTATTTCTCAAAAATATTAAAATAGCCTCAATATCACCATTTAACATTTCATCAGGTTTTAAATCAGGTTCATATAACTTTGAACGAACCAATGTCATAATCATATCATCAGGGTTTGAAGCCATAATAATATTCTCATCAGCGGCGGTTAAGTAACCAACCTTAACTGATTTTTTCTTTGATTTGTAGAATTTACCTTCAGATGGTAATTTTACGACATCATGTGGTAAGTTAAATTCTTGTTGTGCGTATTGTAATAAATTTTCGTCCATAAAAAAAACACAGGGATTAGACCCTGTGTTAAATATACCGTATTAATTTAATTTATCAATATAAAAATAAATACAAAATTAGTAAACCAAAATACAACGGTCCATCTGTAATGTAACGTCTAATCCTGCTAATTTGTCATCACTATATGATACGTTATCCCAAGTGGATTTTGTAATCATACATTGTTCAAGAATCCATTTTTCCACAACAACACCTGTTGGGTCCAACATTTCAAGGTCAACATTCTTTTTATAACCCGCAGCATATCCCATACGACCTGTAACTGATTCAGCGTGTAAACGAACCCACTCCATAAGAGCTTGTGTTGCTGATGGACCAATTGGGTCACGGAATTTAACTGAGATTGGATTCCATTTGAATCTACCCGCTACATATGTAGAAGTGTTCAAAAATTGTATCTCAACAGGGTTAATATCAATACTTGGTCTTCCTGATGATTCTACGAACCATTCATTAATACCTAAACTTGTGTCAAACCTTAGTATAAATCGGTTCGCTCTTTTTGGTTCGTAAGGAACCGGCATTTTCATTAATAAATCAGCCATGGTATATTCTTTTTAGTTTTTTGTTTTAGTTTATTTATCTATAAATACATGTTGTTTGAAAATTTTTGTATTTACTTTAATTTTTTAAAAATTATCATCGTTTAGTATCTAGTTTTAGCTCCTTTACCAGTATAGTAATTCTTTAACATAGGTTCATCTTCAAAACTCTTCTTCATTACTTCTACATTCTTTAAATCATCATCTGAAAAACCAATACTAGGAACAAAATTATTTTTCACATCATTTTTAAGGTATAATTTTTTACCTAAATTTTTGGCTTGAGATTTTACATAAGAAATAAATTCCCTCATTGCGTCCACTTTTAATTGTTCGGGGTTTCCCGCACCTGTTGCGTCAAGAAAACTAACAGGATAATATTTGTTCATGTCAAGATAGTCTTTAATTAATTCCATATCTGACTTGTCTTCCATATTTGAAATGTCCCTGTATTTTCTAAGATTCTTTAATAATAAATCTTTATTTATACCCTGATGGTCGGACACTATTAAATTATAAATCGCGTCTTTGATAGTGTCGGGGTTATGACCACGAGCTGTGATAATTGAAAAAATTGACCCGTTATTAATTGCTTCCACAAAATCAGACCAAGCGGGACCTGTTTTTGCTTTCATAGCATCAATCTTAAATTGTTTGTCACCACCTTCTCTGAAATTTCTATAAGGTTGGTCTGCATATCCAACGATTTTGTGTCCATTATAATCAAATTCTTCTTTACCTATTTGATGTCTATGTTCAGCAAAATCTTCGGTGGACATTGGTACTTCATTATCATTATCATCTCTTAAGATAATTTTTGTTGGCATGTACATTAAGTTATCATCCCAATCAAACGCATAATACTTTAAATCTGGCGTACCAGCGTCATCAAAACCTTCACGTAATGATGACACTGGATTATTTTTTTTGTTTTTCAACATAAATTATTAGATATTTTCAAACGAAGCTCCTGTTGGAGTGATTAAGAATTCAATATCAATGAATTCCAACGCTTTTGTTGGTTTCAAGTAAATTTTACCTGTCATAGTATTTCTATCTAAATCTTCAGGTGAATTACTTACAGTAACACGGAAGTCATATAAACCTCTGTCTCTTCTGATAGCGTCCAAGATAGGGTTAACTGAATCCAAGAAATCTTGTCTTACTTTAGCATCGTTTTGTTCAAACAACAATCTTACCGCCACCGCTGAAATTAATTTACGAGCTTGTAATAACAATCTTCTTACGTTAATTCTATTAAGTGCTGTGTCAGCAATTTGTAATGTTTTATTACCCCAAATTACAGTTCCAACATCAGAGAATGTTGCGATAGGATTGATTCTACCTTGATACAAAGTATCTCTATCTTCTTGTGTAAGTTTCTTACGAGCTTTAATTGCGTTTACCAAACCTCTTGTGTAACCCGCAGTTGCGAACCAAGGGAATGATACGTTATCAGTTAATGCTAAGTTTCTACAAACTTCATTTGTTGGTGGTAAGTAGATTTGTGTATTATTAACAGTATCTCTAACCAAAATCCAAGGGTAGTAAGTTGCTGTGTAGTTAGAATCTATATTAGTGTTCGCTAAATTATCAACCGCTTCTGTTGGATAGATAAAGTTATCTGTATTTGTTGGGATATATACGTTACAATCAGGTGTAGTACAAATGTAGATTGAATCCGCTCTATTAAATGTTACCATAGATATTGAATCCTCAACTAAATTTGAGTTATTTACATAATCAATTCCTGGTGTTGCGAATACATTTATGTTAACCGCTTCAGGGTTTGAGAATGTGTTTATACCTAACAAGTAAGCGTAATAATCAGTGTTTGCAAAATCTGTAAAGTCACCGATAGTGATTGGTTTAAATGCTCCCCAACCTGATGCATTTGGGTATCTTGTTGTAGCACATGCTCCTTTTTGATAACCAGTACCACCTAAGATAAACGAGTCACCATTTGTTCTATATTCACGATAGATATCCCAACCATCAAAACCATTTTGAACCAAGTAAGAGAATTTTCTTGCTTGAATTTGGTAGTAAGGGTTTGCTGAAGTTTCAGGGTCAGATTGGAAAGACGCATCACCACAATCAAATGCTGTTTGTCCTGATTGAGGACCATAAGCGATTGTTACAACAGTTGCTCCTGAATCCATGTGGAAACCTTTTGTGATATAACCCCAAGGTTCACCAATATTTGCTTCATCACAATAGTTAGTTGATGCTTGTCTTCCTTTGTATTCAAAGAACGCTGGGTCATAACCAATTTGTGAAGATATTCCCAAATATGCTGTTCTTACTCTATCACCCGGACTAATAACAGGATTATCAACACCTGCAGTAGTTCCAAATGGTGGGTTGTAAATTACTTCACCAGGGAAATTATATTGTGTTTTATAAATTGGGAATGGTGGTGTTGCTGAACCGTACTGTCTAATAACATAACCTTCAAATCCACAAGGAACTGACTCTATGTTAGCATCTAAATTCATTTCCAACATAATGTATTTTGAATTCAAAGCGTATTCACCATCACTTGTACCAATCTTAACAGCCACGTAACTGTTAGAACCTGGGTCCATAGTACAGTTTGTGAATTTTTCTAAGATTACAGGGTTTGTGTCAGTATCGTAAAAACTACGAACCGCTAAATCAAAACTTAAATTAGCGAATGAAATATTAGATATTGAAATTTTAATTTGTGTGTTTGCACTATCACCATCAGCTACCGAATAAATCTTAAATAACTTATCAACTGTACTACCGAATAATTGAGAAACTGCCCAAGGTGATTCAGGTGATTGATATCTTTGAAGATAGTTTGCAATAGTTCCTGTTGAATTCGTATATCTAACACCAGGAAGTGCAACAAACTGAGAATTAAGACCTCTAATGTATCCCTTATTATAGGCATAATTTAACAAATTAGGAAAAGTTTCCTCAACAAATAATGGAACTTCAGCTCTAGGTTTACCAAAGTTAGATAAACCAAATACTTTAGTAATGTAATTTGCGGATGTTGTACTTAAAGATGCTGCGAATG